TATGCTGTCCGCTCGTGGCCTGCCTGCCGCCGATCTGATCCTCGGAACGGATGTTGCTGATTACATCCTGACCGATGAAGCAACCCAGCGGCTTCTGGACAAGAACAGCGGTATCATCACCGGCGAGATTCGCCAGCAGCTTTCCAAGTACGACGGTGTTGTGCTCATGGGTACTCTGAACTTCGGCGGCTTCATGCTCACCGTGTTCAGCGTTGATGAAACCTACTCCGACGACCACGGCCTGACGAAGAAGTATTTCCCCGCCGATGCTGCCATGGTGACTGCTCCCAACTGCGGCCACATGATGTACGGCTCCATCACCCAGATGGATTACGGTCAGGTGAACTACTCGACCTACGCCGCAAAGCGTGTTCCGAAGTTCGTCGTGGATCAGGACAAGGACACCCGCAAGCTCCGTCTGGGCTGTCGTCCTCTGGCCGCTCCCAAGAACAGGAACCCGTACATTTTCGCCGCAAACGTGGTGGGCTAAACCGGAAAGGAGCAGCTACATGAAGATCGTTCAGATCATCGCCGGTGGTTACGGCCACCGCCCCAAGGTACACGCCCCCGCCAAGCTGATTATGGCGGGGGAATTTGTTTGCCTTGATGATGCCGAAGCTGACCGCCTTGTGCAGCAGGGCGTGGCAGTCTATGGCGAACCGGACGAGGAAACCCGCGAGATTGTGGAACAGGCAGATGCCGACGGCAACGAGCCTGAACCGCACCCCGCCGCGGCGGACAAAACGCCCCGCAGGAAGGCCCGCAAGACCTCTGCGGAGTAAACGGGTGCGACCATGACCGACTTTCTGGAAATGGCAATGGCTGACATTGACGAGGTTTTCTTTCAAGAGTTTGTCGAAAAGCACACCATCGACGGAGAAGAGTTCGATGTTGTGCCGTATGAGGTAGACCTGAGAGAACGCAAGTCGCACTGGGAAGCCGGAGCCAAACAAAACTTCGACCAAGGACTGTATATTTCTCAAAAGCAGTTTTTTGTTCGCGTTGCTGATTATGGCCCTGCTCCTAAAATCGGGAAACCGATGGAGTACGACAAAATCACCTACTCGGTGAAGAGCTGCCAGACAGAACATGGTCTGTATTTGGTCACGTTGGAGAGGGTGCGGCAGTAATGGCAAAAGCAATCTATGACGTGCAAGTGCCAAACATCGGTGAGGTGGAACGTGCGCTCGGTGATCTGCATGACAAGGCTCCCAGAGCCATGAAAAATGCAGTAAACCAGACCGCAACGAGAGCCAAGAACATGATGGTGCGGCAAGCGCGGCTTCGGTACGCCGTCAATTCCGCCGGTCGCCGTCACCTGAATGCGTTGAAAATCCGCAACAGGGCGACGACGCAGAACCCCACGGCGGAGATTTTTATTTCCAGCCGCCGAAACGATCTGGGCGATTTTCAGTCAAACCCGGCTGTTCCGCACATGGGAACAAGCTGGGTTTTGTCGCCTGAGTTCCACACCTCCCGTGTCTTGAAGAAAAATCCGATGGCCCCGCTGACCGGCGGACAGACCGATTACGGTCAGGCGAGTAAGGGCTTTCTGGTGAAGTTCGACAGTGGACACGTTGGCATGGTGCAGAGGATTCTCGGTCGTCCGGCGACAAACCCGAAATCGACAAGATGGAGGAACAGGAACGGCATTGTAGAAAAACTCTACACCATGTCCAGCCCGTCGGCCAGTGCTATGCACAGTACGGTATGGCGGGAAGAGGTGGAGCCGGACAGCGAGATCATCTTGCAGGAGCGGTTACAGCATGAGGTGTCCAAGATTCTGCTGCAAGCCGGGAGGAAAGCAAAGTGAGAGAAAGCAACTATACGCCGGTTGACGCTGTGAAGTGTCTGCACGAAGAGCTTGAAAAACTCTTTGAGGGCAAGACGTTCAGCGGTCAGGGCAAAGATAAGCCGCTCAACATCTTCGACTTTGAATTTCCAACCGACTTCGGCAACGACGAAGATGTGGACACAGTAGCCGCCGCCGCCCCGTTTATTCTGGTCAAGGCCGCAGGTTGGAGCATCGACAAGATGGAAGAGCCGGAACTGGTGGACATGAGCCTGATTATTTGTACATACCAGACACCCAGCCGCAATAAGGCGGAGGGAGCGCGGGACATGAAAGCCCCGGCGGTGCTGGATTTGTACAACATCATGCAGGATTTGGCCCAGCATTTCCGCGTCTACAACGTCTTTGGCGATTACTTCAACGTGCTGCTCCCCATTGATTGTGCGATCCAGCAGGATAACACAAGTCCGTACTACTTCGCTACCGTGCAGATGGACGTGACCTGCCCCAGCATGAGCAGCGAGAACAACCCGGAAATTGAGGTGTTAATATGAGCGAGAGAAAGCAGACCGCCGCAGAGAATACCGCAGCGGTGGAAAAGACCGGCCCTGTTGTGTACTGTGGCCCGTCCGTAAAGAACACTGTGAAGCAGTTTACCGTGTACAGCGACGGCGACGCGCTGCCGGACGCGGTGGCTGACTTCCTGAACAGAATCCCGGCGGCACGGGGCCTGATGGTTCCCATCGCCGACTTCGCAAATACTCGCGCAGCTCTGGAAAACCCCAAGAGCGGCGCGGGTATTATTTTTGCCGCGGTTAAGGCGGCACTGAACTAAAGGAGGGAGTAACGCATGGCAGTTTATAAGCATGGCGTTTACGTCACTGAGCAGCCGACCGGTGTTGTTGCACCGGTACAGTCTACCGCTGGTTTGCAGGTGGTGATCGGTACTGCGCCGATCAACCGCGCCAGCGACCCCTATCACTGCACCAACACCCCGATGCTGGCAAACACCCTGAAAGGTGCGACCGCAGCGGTCGGTTATAGCAACGACTACGACAAGTACACCATCTGTCAGAGCATGGGGGCCTGTTTCAAGGTGATGGGCGTTGCGCCGGTGATCCTGATTAACGTCCTCGACCCCAACAAGCACAAGAAGGACATGGCAGAAACCACCGTGCAGGTCAACAGTGGCGTTGCAACTGTGGAGCAGAAAGACATTCTGCTGGACAAGCTGGTTGTCAAGTCCGCATCTACGACCCTGACCGCTGGCACGGACTACACCGCAGCCTTTGACGATGACGGTTATGTGACCATTGCCATCATCCCCGGCGGAAAGGCCGCGAGCGCAACCAGCCTGACCGTGAGTGGTGTGCAGATCGACCCCGATGCCGTTACCGCCGCCGACATTGTGGGCGGTGTGAATGCCAAGGGCGTAGAAACCGGCATGGAGGTAATCCGTCAGATTTACCCCGCGCTGAACATGACCCCCGGTATTCTGCTGGCCCCCGGTTGGTCGGAGAATGCTACCGTTGCCGCTGGCTTGCAAGCGAAAACCGGCAACATCAACGGCGTGTTCCGGGCTGTTTGTATCGTGGATATTGACAGCTCTGCCACAGGCGCAACCACCTACACCGAGGTAAAGCAGCAGAAAGAGAAGCAGGCGGTCACTAGCCCGAACTGCTACCCTGTCTGGCTGTATGCCAAGGTGGGCGATGTGGTCTATGCCGGTTCTGCTATGGCCGCTGCACTGACCGTGGCGACCGATGCAGCCAATGGCGACATTCCCTATGTCAGCCCGTCCAACAAGACGCTGGCAATCTCTGCCGCCTGCCTGAAAGACGGCACGGAAGTGCTGCTGGATCAGGAGCAGGCAAACGTCGTCAACTCGTTCGGCGTGGCAACGTGGCTGAACATGAACGGCTTCCGTCTGTGGGGCAACAATACGGCCTGCTACCCCGGCAACACCGACCCCAAGGATCGCTGGTTCAGCGTCCGCCGCTTTATGAGCTGGGACGATAACACGTTCATTCAGACCTACTTCCAGAAAGTCGATGATCCGCTGAACAAAAGGCTTATCGAAGCTCTGGTGGACAGCGAGAACGTGCGCGGCAACAGCTTTGTTTCCCGCGGCATCTGCGCCCGCCATGAGATTCAGTACATCGAGAGCGAGAACCCGACCACCTCGCTGCTGAATGGCTGCATCACGTTCCACAAGTACCTGTCCCCGTTCAACCCGGCGGAGGACATCGAAGAGTTGGTGGAGTTCGACCCCAACGCGATCTCTGACGCGCTGGGCGGCTAAACGAGAAAGGAGGATATGAGTTATGGCACTGGATACTAACCTGACCCCGGAAATTGTCAACAGTTTCAACGTCTACATTGACGGCGTGAAAGCCATCGGCACGGCCCCGGAGATCACCCTGCCGCAGATCACCTCGGAAACTATTGATGTTTCCGGTTCTGGCATCCTCGGCAAGATCAGCGCACCGAACATCGGCCAGTTTGAGAGCATCGAGCAGGAGGTTTCTTTCAACCTCGTGTATTCGAGCTTTGTCAACGTGCTGTCCCCGAAGCGTCAGGTCAATCTGACTTTCCGTGTGGCGCAGCAGGCGGTCGATAAGAGCCTTGGCTATGCCTACAAGGGCCTGCGAATCGTCGAGATCGGTCGTGTCAAAGAGTTCACTCCCGGCAAGATCAAGGCGGGCGAGGGCATGGAAGCAAAGGTCAAGCTCGAATTGACGTACCTCATGATCGAGAACGACGGCGAAGAGATTATCGCCATCGACAAACTGAACGGTATCTACCGTGTGCAGGGTGAGGATATGCTGGCGGATGTTGCCGCTCTGATCTGATCCCAAAGGAAACGAATGACCGCCCCGAAAGACCGGGGCGGTCAATTTTTTGTATCTGACAGAAAGGAAACTTCATCATGGAGAAGAACATTTCTACCGCCGCAGAGCAGACCAAAACCGCAGAGGTCAAGAAGAACCCGAAGATCATCGAGCTGGCCCATCCCTATAAGTTCGACGACAAGGAGTATACCGAGATCGACCTGTCCGGTCTGGACGGCCTGACCATCAAGGACGCGGTGCTTATCATCAAGAAGCTGTACAACGAGGGTGAGCTGGCCGCGATGATTACCCCCGAAACTGCCACCGCATACACCGACGCTCTGGCCGCAGCAGCAACGAAGCTCCCCATTGAGTTCTTCCAGTTGCTTCCCATCGGCGCAAGCAAAAAGGTACGCCAGACCGTACAGGCATCCCTCCGCAGCGCGACGGCAGAGGACGGCGACGACAAGGACGATCATAGCCACGTCATGAAGTTCGGCAAGCCCTATACCTACAAGGGCGAAACCTACACTTCCGTTGATCTGTCCGGTGTCGCCAACATGACCGGCATGAATGTCCGGCAGGCGGAGAACCGCATGGAGGAAGAGGACATTCGCGCAGCAGAAAAGACCCTGAACTACTACTACTGCTGCCTGATCGCTTCTATGGCGACCGGCAAGGATGTTGCGTTCTTCCTCGGCCTGCCCCTGTCGGAAGCTGTGCAGCTCCGCGCAGGTGTCAACCACAAGGATTTTTTCGCTTAAAGGGCGGCTACAAAACAATCAGAAAGGCGGCGATAGCTCTCGCCACAGTCACGCACACAAGCGCAGATTTTTACCTGAACTTGCCTGTGCGTGAGCTGGTGGAGATTCACGGGGAGGTTGCGGAGGAATGGCAAAAAATCAAGAACTAGAGCTTTCCATCCTGATCGGCGGTCATGTTGACAATTCGCTTGCACAAGCGGTTAAGCTGGCGAACACGCAGATCGGGAGCGTTGCAAACGGAGCATCGAAGTTCGCGGCGAATATTGCCAAAGGCGCAGTAGCCGCCGCCGGTGGCGTAGCCGCGGGAGTGGTGAACACCACGAAAGAAGCGGTGGCGTTTGAAAGCGAAATGCTGGATGTGACAAAGTACGTTAGCGGCCTGACGGACGACAACGGAAAAGTCGTCAAGGAAAACTACGATGAAATGTCGAAAGGCATTCTTGATTTAAGCACCCAGATTCCGTACACCGCCGAAGAGCTGACCCGTCTTGCGGCTGCTGCTGGTCAGTCCGGCAAGAACATGGACGACTTGCTTGGCAAGGAGCAGTTCTTGAAAGACGTTGCCGAAATGGGAACGGCTATGGACATTTCCGCAGATCAGGCGGGCGACTGGGCCGCAAAGTGGGAAGTTGCGTTTGATACGGATCATGAGGGTGTCATGAAGCTGGCCGACCAGATCAACTATCTGGGTGCGCATTATGCGACGACCGCCGCAGAAATTGCACAGACGGTGAACGATACCGGCTCCCTTGGTATGATCGCCGGTATGGACA